GCAAGGCCCGAGGCGCCCACACCCTGCAAAGCCGGAATTTCCGGGATTTCGCGGTGGATGAAACCATCGTAGTGCAGGGCGCCGTCTGGGAGGGTCGGTTTTGCGTCCACGTCGGGCGGGCGCGCTTCGCGGTTGGCCTGCTGAATAACGCTGTCGTTTTTCAGGTCACGGAATGGCAGCGAACCGGCAAACAGCACGAAGTATTCCCGCGTGCCTGAACCCGTCACCCGCATCGGGCGAATGTGCGGGTCAGCCGTCTTGGCCATGCGCTTCATCAACGACACAATGGACGCAGACAGCGTGTCGTTCGTGCCGTCCACGTTCAGCAGCGAAGCCGAATGATCGTTCGAGCTGTTGTTCGCCTTAGCAGCGCCAAACAGCACGCGATCATCATTCCCGGCCACCCACGCGTCTTTCTGCGCTTCGGAAGCCGTGCCATAGGCCACACCGTTGATCGACCGCATCGCGCCGATAATGTCATCACGCAGGCCAGACATAGCCCAATCGTTCAGACGATCACGCGCCGCGCGGCGAAGATCCATTTCAGTGTAGTGCTGCTGGTCCTTTGTGTTCAGGACCGCGTTGCGCTTCCATTCGATGCTGATCGAATGGTTGTAGTTGTTCAGCGCTTCCTCGTTCCCTTCAAGCTGGGAATTGCCGGTGACGCCCGCGCCAGTCAGGCGAGTAACAAGCGGCATGTTGATGGTTTTGCCACCGCTCGACAGCTCGTATTTGGCGCAGATGACGGAGTTAGAGCCGCGCGACATATAGGCCTTGAAGCCCGTATCGCGGACATATTCCGCCATGAATTGTGCGTCCCACTTTTGCACCTGGGACGCGGTGGCGACTGTCGTGTTAGCCATGAGAAAAAATCCTTCTGAAAGCTAGGCGCGTCTCACAACGGGCCGGTTCAGTTAGTCGGGAAACATGCCGTCAAAGGCATTCCCCGGCGCTTGCACGTCTCCCCCTTGCGACGGCGCTGTGACCATCGACGGCGGGGGTGCTTTTGGCTGGACGGGCGCGGCTGGGGCTTGGTTCAGTTCGGCCTTCAACTTGGCGCGCTCTTGTTCACGCCATGCGTCGGGATCGGCCCCGATTTCTTCAAGCACCTTTTGCCGCTTATAGAACTCTACACCGGCGTCATATGGCGACGGATGGTTCACAAACTGATGGCTCAGCTGCGGGTTCTTGTCGAAAAACGCGATGGCTTCATTCACCAACTCCTCGCCATGCGTCTGCCTGGCTTGGTGCAGTGACATTGCCATAATGCGCTGCTCGAATTGCTGCTGCAACGGGGCCACGTAGTGCTGAAACGCGCCTTGCGGGTTGTCCAGAATGTCCGGGGCCTCTTGCTGCGGCTGTTGCAGATGCTGAAGCTGTCGCTCCTGCATTTCCATCCGTCGCTGGATTTCTTGCAGTTCACGTTCAGCCTCTTGGCGCTTGAAACGCTCGTCCATAAGCGCGGTCACGGGGATAGTCTGCGGAGGCTCCGGGGTTGCAGGCGGCGCAACCTCTTGCTGTTCGCCCTCGTCGGGTTCCGGCGCGGCCTCTACAGGCTGTTCCGGCTCCGGCTGCGGTTCAGGCGTTTCCGCCGCTTCCGCTTCGGGTGCATCCTGACCTTCCTCAAGAAAGTCCAGCTTATCATCGCTCATGCTCTTCTCCATTTTCGCTGTGAGACACGGAAACGCCCGCTAACCTGCGGCGGCAAGGGATGGTCACACACCATCGAGTGAAACGCCCGATTGAACCCCGGCGGCGGGTTATGCGCCAAGCATGAGGCGCTGCGTTTCCACCACGGTTTTTGCGGTGTCTGCGCGCGTCTCATCGACTTCGGCGGCAATCTTTTGGGCCTGCATCCCGTCCTTCTGGGCTGCGGCCATGTCACGTTGCGCGGCGGCTTGTGCCTTCTGGCCTTCCATCTGAGCCTGCGCCTGCATCATCTGCCCTTGCTGGGCCATGCTGGCTTGCTCGCGCTCTTTGATCTTTTTGAGATACTTGGCCTTGTCTGGCAGGGCCGAGGCTTCGATTAGCATTTCCGGCGGGATGGCGATGCCTTTGCCCGCAAGGTCTGCCAGCGTGGCGAATTGCTCGTGCTGCAACGTGGCGTAGTCGGGCGAGGCATCCACGATAATGTCCACGTCCATTTCCGCGACGTTGTTGGCCACAACCGGCACAGGATGGCCAGTGGTCATGTCAAACACATTGCCCTGCACCACATTAAAGCCAAAGAACTCCGGCGCGCCCTCGTCGTCTGTCACCCGGACCCAGCGCTGCTCCGTCCAGAATTGCTGTATGCGGCTCCAAATCGCCCGGTAAAGGCGCACGTTCCAGTGACGCAGGCCATCATAGATCGGGCCAAGCTGTGTCATGCCCGCTTGCTGCTGAGCCAAGATAGCGCGCCCGCTGGCGCTGCTGCCCATTTCGCCCTGAAGCGATGGGTTTGGCCCGAGTGCGTCAATCTCCTGCTTGGCCTCTTGAAGCAAGGCCACGTGGCCAGCGGTCATGTCGCCCGTGGGCTGGACTTCGAACGGCTTCATGCCAACGCGCGCGGCGTCCTCAAAGGCCTCTATGTTGACCTCCACGTGCCCACTCGGGTCGGCCATTTCGCGCTTCATGTCGGTCACGCTGTCAAGCGCGCCCTTAACCCCAACCGTTTGCCGAGAGGAAAGCAGGTGCAGCGCCTTTGACCGGCGCTTGTTAATCTCGTCCTGCGGGCTGATCATTGACCGCACAACGCCGTAGCGGTCATTTTCCCGGTCAATGTAGGCCGATTGGGCGATGATAGCGCAGCAAGGCTTTTTTTCGTCGTCATAGTAGGGCGACGGGCCTTCCCAAATCACCCCGCCGCCGCAGAAAATGGCTAGGTTCCATTCGCCCTTGTGGCGATAGTAAAGCTGCGCAACCCGCACACGCCGCTGGCGCTTGTCTGCCCACCGGAATGAATTGCTGTAGATGGGGCGGTCCTCGTATGTCTCGCCATCCTGCGCCGTGCTGAGAACCGTCATCAGCACTTCCTCTAGGTCGTCACCCTCATAAACACCGCCATACAGGCTGACCGCCTCGTCTAGCGTCATCCACTTCATGGTGCCGAGATAGCCCGCGTCGGAAAAGTCCAGCTCCCGGCTGGGCGGGTCGTAAACCAATTCCTCCCAGCGAATGCGGTTAACGCAAACCTCCAGCTTGTCGCGCTTAGGCTGCACGATCACCTCGCACGCCATTGTGCCTTCCACGATCAGGTTCTCGAAAGCCTGCGACCGCTTGCTGTCCACGTCGCAATTGTCATCCACGAAAATCAGCGCCTTGGTCGCCAACTCCGCTTGCTCCAAGTGCTGGGGCGTGCGGGGAAACGCTTTCGGATCAACACGCCCGCGCTGCTCCATCCCGACCATTGCGTCCACTTTCCTGCGGATGTGGTTGTTTGTGACAATCGGTTGTTTTCTGCGGCGCAGAACCGCGATTTCCTCTGCGGTGTATTGATGGTGATCCGTGTAATCCCGGTCACGCTCTGCCATCTCCCGTGCGGAACTGGTCAGATCAGCAGCGTTGGACACCATCGCCTTTAGTTTTTCTAGCGGTAGCTGGGTCATATTGTTTTCCAGTCGCTAACATTGGCTTGGCGGCTTTGATAGCCGGGCGGGCGCTCTAGGCGTTCGGATTTCTTGACAGGGGCATCAATCAGCATCTTGCCGCGTCGGTGCAGGCCTTCTGCCGCGTAGCGCATGGCGTCGATCAGGTGGTTGTTCCGGTCCTCGACAACCGGCAAAACCTCGCCGGTTTGCTTGTCCGTCTTGTAAGCGTAGGACCGCAGTTCACGCTCCAAGTTCACGCAGCGCGGATGGATCACGATGTCCATGCCTTGCAGGAACGCCACGCCATCCTCTACCGAACCTTTGCCCTTTCGCGCACCGCGCAGCTTTGGAAAGCCATGACGCCGCACGTAGTCGATTGTCTCCGGCCGGGCGCTATCGCCGCGCATTGGCCACTTAGACGCGCCAGGAAGCCCGCTTAGGAACTTAGGCAGCGCGTCAGTCGGCACGCCCAACTCGTAAACCTCGTGATCGACGTAAAGCTCGCTGCCGATGATGCAGAACCGCAGCGCTGCTGTTTCGTCCTGGCTAAAGCCCCAATCAGCCCCGTAGAACCACACAGCGTTATCCGGCGGGTCAAGTTCGCCCACACGCCAGTTGCGAAACACACGGGCCTCTGACAGCCCCCGATACTCGCCTAACCACACATGCGTGTATTTATCCAGATCGCGCGCCCTGTCGCGCTCCATTTCGGCCCTGAGTTCATCAGGAAACCAAGGGTTATCGCTCCAATTGACCTGCACCACGACAGCGTTGTCTGGCGTGTTTTGTCGCAACAGCACGTCGATGGGGTCCGTTTCGCTTTCCGGGTTCCATGAGAACCACAACTCAGAACCCGCCGCGCGGATCGTCGGGATAAGCATCTCTAGCGAGCGCTTGGAAGCCGTCTGCGCTTCCTCCCACCACGCAACGTCAAAGTCCTCTAGCGACTTCACCGTGGCTGCGTTGTGCGACTGCATCCCCTTGAAGATTGCGTAGGAACCGGCTTGCGGGCACCGGATTTGCTTGTCCGTAATGTCAAACAGGGCTTGCAGCCCGTAATGCGCGATGCGGCGCTCTATCAGGCGCTTCACGCTGTCTTCTATCGAGGCTTGGACTTCACGCACACACAGAACGTCGCGGCCCTGTAGAAGCGCGAAAACAACCTCATCTGCAAAGAACCACGACTTGGCAGAGCCTCGCCCGCCGTAAGCCCCCTTGTATCGCGCTGGCGCTAAGAACGGCTCAAAGGCCTGCGCTATTTCGCGCTCAATCGGAAGGTCGGACAATTTTCGTTTGGACTGTCAGGCGGGTTGGGATGTCGCCGCCACCTGGGCCGCTAACTTCGCTGGTCTGCTTTGGCTTCCCTTCGAGGCGGTCACCGATTTCTTTGATCGCCTGCACATCACCTTCCATGGCCATCTTGCATAGTTTATCAGCTATGAGGTTGATGCGCTTTGCCTTTTTGCCATCATCGCCCTCGGTTTCCCGATATACCGCGCGGCGAACCGCATCGCTCCAAAACTTGTCTGCTGTTGCGCCTTTGGTTCTGGGCATTGCCAATCCTTTCGGACAAGGCCAACGGGCCGAAGTGACTGACGGGTTATAGCGCCCGCCTCGCTTGCCCCTGCCGGGCTATCCCTCCGCAGGCTTGGGGAGGTGTTGAAAAGGCGGGCGGGGGATCGCACGTGCACTCTCTTAGCTCATCCGCCTGTTGATGAGGCCCCGCCGCCCTGAACCGGCACACTTAGCACCGGCATAATGCGGATGCTGTGCAGAGCCGCTACTTGGTTGAAAGACACAATCCGGCTATACACCGCGCGCGACTTTTGGCCGTGGCCTATAGGCGGTGCGCCGGGCGGATCAGCGGATACCGCACAATCCCTTGCGCCATAGATAGCAGCAGACACCATATCGGTCAACCGGCCCTAACGAACTTCGGGTCAGCCACCGTGCGCCCCAACATCCCGCCATACTCGACGGCATACTGCCCCGCGTCCGTCATGGCGACGAAGGTGGCCGGGATAAGGTCACGGCCCATCTGCACAAGAACTGCGTCACCTGGGCTGTAGGTGCAGTGAAATCGGCGCTCGTCTCGGGCGATCTGCCGCATGGCTTCTGTAAACCGCGCCTCGATACGGCTGCGATATTGGGCCAATTGCGGAACGTCGCAATCAGGCACAAACCACACAGTGCTGAACACGTCCCGGTGGTCGAGGAAG